TTCCAGGGCCGGCGCAGCGCACTCCTGGCCCCATTGGCGCAACAGCGCGTCCACTTCTTTGTTCATTCCTTGCTCTCCTTTGGTCCCGAACTCGACCCTAACCGCTCAACGGCCAACCCCATACACACCCTAACCAATTAAAAACCCTTATAAATCAGTCTTTTATAGGTCATTGTTTAGAGTGGTTACGGTGGTTAGGGTTTACCGCGCACGTAGGGAAAAAATCGTCGTAATGGTTGGTAGTCTCGAAAGTTCACACACCCGCACGCGTGCGCGCGCTGAACCCTAACCACCCCAACCAGCCTCTCTGAAACCCGCATGAATACCGGCTTTGCGCATGGTTACGGTCTGCAAACCCAGCCCTAACCAACCCTAACCACCCTAACCAGCGGAGCGGTTCGCGGGCGCCTGCCAGCCCTTGCACTTTTCCCATCGGGACGGGTCCCAGCCCGCCCGGTGCGCGGCGTTGCGAAAGCGCGCCACCAGCTTGCCCACCTGGTGCGAATCCCCCAGCGACAGCTCGGCCGGCGGCTCCGGCAGGAAGAACATCGAAAAGCGCCGCGTCCCCATGTCGTCCATCCAGTGGATCTGCCCTTTGGGCTTCTCGACGTGCTTGCTGAGGAACAGCGACAGCTTGGTGGCCGACATCGCGTGTTCGCCGTTGGCCGAGCACCATTCGCGGAACAGGTCGTGAATGTCCGAGGTGAGCGCCACGTCGAAGGGCACGCCGAGCACGCCGTTACGCCACTGCGAGAGGAAGGTTTCCCAGGCGGCGCGCGACACCTCCACCAACCATTGCCGCGCCTCGGTGTTCGGCGGCCGGGTGCGCTCGTCGAAGTCGCCGGTGTCGTAGTTCAGCAGGTAGTGGTAGAAGGCCTCGATGCCCTGATTGGCCAGCTCCCACTTCACCCGCTTCTGCACCTGCTCGGTGAGCGTCTCGCGCGGCCACATCACGAACATGCGCCGGTCGTTCTCGCCGATCGGCCAGGGCATCATCTCGTTGGAGAGGAAGACCGCGTTCATGTAGTTGGTCTCCTCCCAGCCGTTGACGAACTTCGACTCGATACGCACCGTCTTGCCGGTGACCATGTGCTTGATCTTGCCCACCTGGTTGTAGCGGTTGTCGCGGCTGACCACCTCCTCGAACACCCCGTACAGCTTGTTCGCCTGCCACTGGCTCCAGGCCGACTCCAGTTGCGCCTGCCCCACCGTCGCACCGTACTCGCCGTAGATCGGCCGCATGATGTCCGACAGCAGCAGCGACTTGCCCGAGCCTTCCATCGTCGAGTGCAGCAGCACCGCCGTGTCCAGCTTGGCGCCCACGTTTTGCAACGGATAGGCCAGCCAGCAGGTCAGCCAGTGCATCGCCGCCTCGTCGCCGTTGCAGAGAAACTTGATCAGATAGCGAATCGCCCGGCAGCGCTCCAGGTCGTCGAGCGGAGCCAGCGGCAGCCCCTCGAAGGTATTGATGTAGCGCGCCGGGTCCAGCCGCATGCGCGGGTCGAAGACCAGATTGTTCGACGGGATCACCCGCCGATCCGGGCTGTTCACCCACAGCGGGAAGGCATCGCCCAGGGCCAGCTTCACCGCCGCGGCCGGCAGACGGCAGCGCAACTGGCGATCCCAGATGTCCTGACTGCCGTCCAGGTACACATAGCGCTCCGTCGCCGCCATCGCTTCTGGGTCGTCGAGCCGCCGCGTCTTGCCGGCCAGCTTCGCCTGGTCCTCGATGCGTTTGGCCTGCTCCTCGGCGATGCACTTCTTGTCGTCCCGCTCGAACCACGCCCTCGCCAGCTCCTTGGTGACGAACGCCTCGAACGCGCTTTTCTTCACCGTCGCCTTGCGGAACAGGTCGAAGACCGCCGTCTTGCCCTCGATCAGCGCGAACCGCTGGAACAGCTTGTCCGCGTCCCAGCGCGCCCCCTGCCCCCCGTCCGGCGCAGGAGCCGCGCCCTCGGCGCCCGGCTCCGCCTCGGATAGGGTACGGGAAAGGTCTGGCTCGGCCGGCGCCTGCTCAGATGGGGCGCGGGGAAGAGCCAGCGCCTGCGCGAGCTGTTCGCGCACGGCATCGAGACCGTGCGCGACATGCAGGTCGTTCCAGTCCAGCTTCCGTGCTTCGCTCGTCATGCCGCGACCTCCATCGTCCCGGCCGGCAGCGCCGGGAAGGCCGCCACCGCGTTCAGCGCCGTTGCCGCGGCTTCGGCTTTGCTGCGGCCCGGATTGCCCGGTTGGGACGGGTCGTCGTCGCCGGCGAACAGCAGCGTGGCTTCCGGGTACTGCTCGCGCAGCGCCCGGCCGACCGGCAGCAAGTTGCCCGCGTCGAACGCCACTGCCACCGGCCAGCCGGTGGCTTCATGTACGCTGGCCGCCGTCGCATAGCCCTCGGCCACCGCCAGCACCGCCGCGCCGGCCGCTTCGCCGATCAGGTGGAAGCAGCCCTGCTTGCGCCCGTACTTCGGAAACAGCTTGGTGCCCTGCCCGTTGATCGACTGCAACGCCCACAGCCGCCCCGCCGCATCGCGCAGCGGCACCGCCATGTAACCCTTGCGGAACACCAGCATCGACAGATGCGCCGGGCGCGGCCTGGGCACCATGCCCAGCCAGCGCTGCGCCTCTTCGCCGACCCAGATTTGGCAATGCTCGGCCTGATCGTCGATTTCCAGCACCACTAGCCGCGAGAAGTGGCCGACGCCGTGGCCGCCCACCTGCTTGCGCTGCAAATAGTCGCTCGCGCCCTCGGGCTGGCAGTGCTCGGCCCAGATCCGCCCGCAGGCCTCGGCCACCGCTTCGCGCATCCGCGCCGAACGCGCCTCATCCGCCTCGACCTCGGCCTGCCGCGCCTTGCGCCGTGCCTCCCACTGCTCGGCCAGCCGGCGCCGGTCCTCGCGGCTCAGTTCGCGCTTCTCCGGCAACCAGCCGGCGTCTTTGGCCAGCTTGATCACCGTGCCCATGCCGGTGCCCGACTTGTTGAACGAGCGCCACACCGTCTGCGCGTCGCGCGGGCGGTAGCCGGTGCCGGACTGGCTCCAGTCGTCCCAGGCATCGAAAGCCGCCTCGCCGAACTCGACCTTCAGCCCCATGCCGACCTGAATCCACACCTCCCGGCTGTCTGCCGGGATGAAACGCAGCAGCAACGGCAGATCGGCCAGTTGCAGATCCAGCTTGCCGTTCATCGACGCCGCTCCCTCAACTCCTGACAATCCACGCAGGTCACGCAGCCCGGCAGCGCCATACGACGCGGGGCCGGGATGGCTTCGCCGCAGTCCTCGCACTCCAGCGCACCGGCACCGGTAGACAGCCGGGCGCGGTGCTGATCGAGGGCAACGGCGAGCTGCTGCTCGATCAACTCGTCGGCGGTATCGCACAGATCAGCCATGCCCCACCTCCCGCTCGCGCTCCATCGCCTCGCGGGCGCCGGCCATGACGCCCAGAATCGCCTCGTTTACCTCATTGCCGTGGCGCTCCAGGTTGAGCACCTCGTGCTCCTCCCAGCGGCTATCGGCAACGCCCTCGTGCATGCTGGCCACGAAGGCCGCCATCCGCTGCAGAACAACGGCCAGCGCCTGCAACGCCGCCTCCGTCGCCGGCACGGGCGTCGGGCGGTAGAACACCCCGCCCTTGATGCGGGCGATGGTCCGCAGCGTTTCCTCGGCGGCGACCAGTTCGAGCCAGCGCTCGAAATCGCGCACGCTCAACAGGTGCTCGGGGTAGCTGATGGAAAACTTCTTCTGGTAGCTGTTGTAGGAAAAGCCCAGCGTGGCGCATACCGCGACCGGGCCGCCGCGCTCGCGGCGAGTGTCGAAGTCCACGGCCTGTTCCAGCGTCAGAACGGGGCCGAGACCACGGGTGGGGTCGATTCTCGACATTGGCGTTATATCCCTGTTCACGCCAGTGCCAGCCAACAATCACTTTGCTAGAGTTGTGGCGTGGTCACTTGCATGGTGGTCACGAGCAGGCGGCGGCTCTGTGGTGGATTTGCCGCCTACTCTCCCGATGACGAGGCGCCCGCTCCGCGAACGACCCGCCGTTACAGCCAGCAGCTCTGTGGTGGAAAAGCTGGCAAACCTGGGCCTCCGTGCCCTGGTGGATGCGCCCGGACTGCCGGTGGTGCGTGGTGTGCTACGGCAGATCGGCTGCATCGCCTAAGCCCTTGTGGTGAGAGCTAAGGCAAGCCGGGCGGCTGGTTAGGCCGCCTGGTTTTTACGCAGCAGATACAGCGGCTGGCTCCTCACCGAACACATCCGGGCGCAAGCTGTAGCGGCTCACTCCTGTGATCTCCTCGACTTGTAGTACTAACTCGGCAGGGCAAACACCCTTGACCTGGAGCCAATGCCACAGACGCTGCTGTGAAACCTTCTTCGCAGGACTGGACAGCTTGCGAGCCAGAGCTGACTGCCCACCAGCTTTCTTTATGGCCTGCTCGAAGGCCTCTTTCATGTTTTCAGGGATGCTCATAGCCCTGCCCTCGCTTGAATCACAGGCACAATCTACAAACAAAAATGTTAAATATCAACAAGCAATTCTGTTTGAGGCATTACAAGTAAATTTGTACCTTCATGACATGAATACGCCTACCCAACGCCAGCAGGCTATAGCCACCCTATTCAAGAACCGCCGCACCGAACTGAACCTGTCTCAGGCAGAGGTCGCCCGTCGCGTCCGCGAGCTATTAGGTGGAGAAGGCTTCAAGCAACAGTCCTACGCCGCAATTGAGGCCGGCAAAACCAAACACTCAAAGTTCCTGCCCCAGATCGCACGAGCCTTGGGCCTGGCAGACCAAGTGCTTGACCCCACAGCTCCACCACCACTTACCTCCAGTGCAGCAACCGCTTACAGCGACACAGCTACGGTGCTAGGTGAAACTGGTAGAAAGCTTCCCGTAATTGGCTCAATTGCCGCCGGCTCCTGGTGCGAAGCAGTTGTCCTGCAGCCCTCAGATATCGAGGACTGGATCGAATCTCCTGGCCCTGTCGGCCCGCGCGCCTTCGTGCTGAAAATCGACGGTATCAGCATGTTCAACCCAAGCGGCCCGATCAGCTTTGCCGATGGCGACCATGTGGTGATCGACCCCGATGCAGAGCCGCTCCCCGGAGACTTCGTCGCCGCTAGGCTAGCCAACTCCAGTCGCGTCACCTTCAAGCGCCTGCGTCAAGATGAAGGTGAGTGGTACCTGGAGGCCATCAACCCGGCATGGGAGCCCCGCTACATCCGCATGACCGAGGAATGGCACACCTGCGGCAAGGCCAAGTGGAAGGTGCAGCGCCTCTGACACGGCAGGCAACGTACAGCGAATCGGACGCTTCGACACATGGAGACTTCATGCAGGGCCGCATCACCGCACAGGAAATCATCCGCCAAAGCTATCAGGGAGTATCGGTTAAGCCGTTCCTGATTCGTGCGGATGACGACCAAACTTACTTCGTCAAAGGATTCGCCCGCGCCGGAGGCCCCGGCCTGATATCTGAGGTCATCGCCGCTGAACTGGCCATCCACCTAGACCTGCCTATACCTCCTTGGCGGATCATGGATATTCCACAAGCACTGATCGAATTCAGCACCGTGGAGAATGCTCATGACCTCGCTGGCGGCCCTGCCTTCGCCTCGTTGCAGATAGCAAATGCTGCCGATCTAATGTGGGCCAACGTCGACGCCATACCGCCAGAGCTCAGAAAAACAATGCTACTGTTCGACTGGTGGATCTTGAACGGCGATCGGAATCTAGGCGAGATTGGCGGCAACGTGAATCTTCTGCTCGACTCCAAAGGCGAGCTGGTCGTCATCGACCACAATGCGGCCTTTGAACGGACTTTGACTCTTGAGGAGTTTCAGCAGTATCACGTTTTTCGCAGCCTCCTCGGAGCGGAGCACAGTAACCTACTCGCCCGTCTGGATTATCTGCCACGGCTTGACGCTGCCCTGAACGACTGGAGTAGGATCACGTCCCTTTTGCCGGAAGAGTGGATCTACCGGGATGCAGACCAGGTCGACGAAACCGAGCCGACCCTGCAGAAACGGCTTCAGATTCTGGAAAGGTACAAGGAAGACCTCTTCTGGGGGCAGCTATGAACTACATTTGCAACTACTCCATCCTCAGATTCCTTCCTTACCCGGAAACTGGTGAGTTCGTGAACATTGGCATCGTGTTGCTCGCCAATAACGGCGAATTCCGCTTCAAGATTGCCACCCGCCGGCAACGGGTCACACGCTTCTTCGAGACACTGGACAGCAAGGTGTACACTCGCGCCCGCAACGAAGTCACCGAGGAACTCAGCCGCCTGGTCGGTTTCTTCGCTAGCCGCCGCAACGAGATCAACCTGCTCGTGACCACGTTCAAGCACCTGATCCAGCCGCGTGAAACCATGATGCGCTTCAGCGAGCCGGGAACGGTCACAACAACCAATATTGGCGAAACGCTCGAAACCCTGTTCGATCACTACGTGAACCACAGCTTCGCCAACAAGGAATACCAGGAAAAGGTGCTGGAACGGCAACTGGGCAACCTGCTGGCAACCTCTAACCTGAAGCAGCGCTACAGTGAGCGCCGCTTGGGCGACAGCGAATATGACGTGCGCTTCCCCTTCGTCCTGATAGCCAATGAGCAGGCCGCGCAAGCTATCAAGCCACTATATTTTGGCCAGGCCGAGCCCTCCAGGCTTCTGGAGCATGGTGATGCCTGGCAGGCAAAGGTCATGCGCCTCAAGCGAGCACAGCGCCTCGCCAAGGACACGCTCTTCATCACAGAGCCTCCCAGCGAAGACCAGCCCAAGCTCATCAAGGCCTACGAAGAAGTCACCAACGCCTTGGCAGATGTAGAAGGCGTCAGAGTGGTCAGCGCCAAGCGCTCCGGAAAGGAGCTGATCTTCGAGATCAAGCGCGGCATACCGCCGACAACGCACTGACTGCACACTAATCCAGCAAACCCCGCTTCAGCGGGGTTTTTTGTATCCCAACAAACAATTCAACAGTTTTAGCTGTTGATCGACCTACATATTTGCTTGTAGTCTTGCTTCAACTCTCCACCACAGAGTCGATGCAACCATGCACACACCACACAGCAACACCCTCACCCGCTGCCCGGTCTACCTGCACCCGGCAGCCGCCTCCAATCCCGCCTCCAATCCCGCCTCCAATCCCGCCACCATCGCCCACATCCAGCGCCGCACCGGCCTGCTGGTGATCCTCGCCAGTAACCGCAAGGCCGCCGCCCTGTGCCCTTCCGGCGCCGATCTCGGCCCGCTCGGAGGGAATGCCGCGTGACGACCGCCATACAGACGCTCCCCAAGGAGGGGCGCCGGGAGGTCAGCACGCTGGAGCTGCTGCGCCACCGCTACGGCTGCAACTACATCGGCGTGGAGCAACTGCTGCTCGATCATCTGCCGCACATCGGCACCGAGAAGCACCTGCGCGCGGAGATCCGCGAAGGCCGCATCGCCCTGCCGCTGTTTCGCTTGCACGACAGCGAGCGCGCCCCGCTGATCGTCTACCTGAGCCATCTGGCGGCGTTTCTCGACCGCGCCGAACAAGACGCCACCCAGGTGGCATAAGCCTGCCGCGCCGGCCCACCACGACCGCCGGCACGCATCACAAGGAGTACAGCAAGCATGGAACTCTCCCCCGAACAGATCGCCGCGATTGTCGGCAGCAGCCTCGGCGTAGCCCTCGCCACCACGGCTACTTACCTCTCCGGCAAGGCCAGGGGCATGCGCCTCGGTCAGCGCGACGGTTACAGCACGGCGCTCGACCGGCTCGGCCCCGACCTGCACGAAACCACGGAGCGCCTGAACAGCGCCCAGCGCATCCTCGCCGCCACGCAGGCCGAGCTGCATCTGGTGCAGGATCAGCGCAGCCGCGAACGCCTGCAGGCCGTCGAAGCCCTGGAAGAAGTCACCCAGCGCCTCGACGAAGCGCAAAGCCTGAACGCCGGGCATACCAGCCTGCTGCGTCAGGCCTGCACCACGCTCGATCTGGCCGCCGCCACCTTTGACGCGATAACGGCCACGACCGAAGCCCGCGACGCCCGCACCCTCTCCAGCCAGCTCCGCGAGCTGATCGCCACGCTGACCCCCGAACGGCAGGAGATCGCCGCATGAGCGAGCATCCCATCGAAAGCTGCTACGTCAGAACCTTCAGCAGCCTCCAGCGCCCCGACGCCGACGTCGGCGTGACGAAGGCGCTCTGCATCGGTCTGGCACATCAGGTCGACGAGCTGCAAAGCGCGCTCTCCTACACCACCAACCTCGTGGAACGCCAGGCCAACCAGCTCACGCGCCTGCTCTCGGAAAACCGTCGGCTGCGTGAACTACAGGAGGACGGGAAGACGTGAGCGAAGAACTCAAAGCAAAAGTACGCGCGATGGCCTGTGCCGGGCACAGCAAGACCATGACCTACGAGCTGCTCGGGCTGACCCGCTACGCCTTCGACAAGCTGGTGGCGCAGATGCCGGATGTGCAGTTTCCCGGCAGCAATCAGTCCCTCGGCTACAAGGCATCGGTAACGCGCAAGCGTGGCGTCTACACCGAGCGAATGCGCCGGGCCAGCTATCTCGCAGGACTGGCACACCGGGCAAAAGCCAGGCGCACGGTAAGGGGCGTGACGGGCACCGTAGAGGAGTTGGTGGAGCACTTCCGCTGCGAGGTCTCCGCACCGCAGGTCAACCGCCGCGTGCGTCAGGGCATGAGCCTTGAAGAGGCGCTATTCAAGCCAAGGATCACCCGCAACAACCTGGGCCGGCTGCTGGGCGCTCATCACGATAACCGGCAGAACCTCATCAGCAGCAATCGCAACCGGGGTGAGACATGAACGATTGCCGCTGGTCCTGGATCAGTCCAGCCAGACCACCATCGTCCGCTGTACGCAGTTCAAGCGGTGCAAGTGACCAACCAACAAACACTCCCCGGCCAAGCCACGCCGGGCAGGGAGACTATTGCCCATGAGTTTGATGACTGTCGCTCAAGCGGCAGAGCTTCTGAGTGTCTGCAGCCGAACCGTTTACAACATGGCCAACGACGGCAGGCTGCCAGTCGTACGGATGCGCGGCAAAAGCCTGCGCGTCCATCGCGAGAAGCTGGAAGCAATGCTTGAAGAAGAAGCCGCTGCTAGTATTCGCGCCGCGGGCGGCGTGAAGGAGAACACCACATGCCGTACAAACGAGGTGACTCATCTTTCTGGTGGGTCAGCTACAAGCTACCAACTGGAAAGTACGTTAGACGATCTTCTGGGACAGAAGACTACGCGGCGGCCAAGGCGCTAGAGCAGCAGGCCAGGGCCGATGCGTGGAAGGAAAAGGAATGGGGCGTTAATCCGCCCCGGAGCTTCGAAGAGGTGATCATCCCGTACCTGCAGCACGCTCTCCTGCATCAGCGCAGCTACGAGACGACAACCTTTCGAGTAAAAAACCTGCGGGAAGCATTTGCAGGCCAAGTCATGAATGATCTGAGCGGCCAGCAGATCCGTGACTACACCACTCGCCGAATGGCGGCTGGAGCGTCTGCAGCCACCATAAATCGGGAGCTTGCGGCCCTTTCGGCAGCGATCAACTGGTGCAACGTGGAATACGAGTGGGAACTACCGAATCCGGTAAAGGGAAGGAAGACCAGGGAGCCGGAAGGGCGAGTGCGCTGGATAACCCGAGCGGAGGTAGAGGCGTTGTGCCGAGAGGCCAGGATGCTGAAGTACGGGGACAATCTGGAGGACTTCATCCGGCTCGCCGTCAACACGGGATGCCGGAAAGAAGAGATGCTCGGACTTGAATGGAGGCGAGTCGACCTGCACAACCGACTTATTTACCTTGAAAGAAAGCACACCAAGGCAGGCAAGCGTAGGTCGATCCCCATCAACGACGGAGCCCTATCTGCGCTCAAGGGACGGATGGCATATAGGGCAAAGCACTGCCCTGCTAGCCAGTGGGTCTTCTGCCGGCCAAGCGGTGAGCGTGTGGTGAGCATTCGAGTTGGCTTTGAGACAGCCTGTAAAAAAGCCGGGATCACCGATTTCGTGATTCACGACTTGCGGCACACCTGTGCTGCACACTTAATCAGTGCCGGCGTTCCACTTTCCGAGGTGAGAGACTTGCTTGGACACAGCTCGGTGATGATGACAGAGAGGTATGCCCATCTGGCACCCGCGAGGGTCAGAGATGCCGTAGCGATGCTTGACCGTGATAACAGCGTGTCACGTTTTCGCTACGGTGAAGATCCAGTGAATCAAGGAGAGAGGCCCTTAAAGCTCGTAACCCCTTGATTTAAAAGATGGTGCGGATGGAGAGACTCGAACTCTCACACCTTGCGGCGCTGGAACCTAAATCCAGTGTGTCTACCAATTCCACCACATCCGCGCGACCAATAGACCCATTTATGAAACAAAAACGCCAGGCTAAAGCCTGGCGTTTTGGAATATGGGGTGGACGATGGGAATCGAACCCACGACACCAGGAGCCACAATCCTGTGCTCTACCAACTGAGCTACGCCCACCATATCTATCTTGTTGACTACCGAACTGCCTTGTGGCGCACCCGGCAGGACTCGAACCTGCGACCATCCGCTTAGAAGGCGGATGCTCTATCCAGCTGAGCTACGGGCGCTTCTTCATTCGCACATCGAATGATGTGCAAAATCTAAACACTTGACTCTCACTCAGCAGCAGGCTGTGCTCAACAAGCGGTGCGAATTCTATAAACACCAACAACCATCTGTCAATAGTATTTTTTCAAACAAATCAGCAAGATGTAAGAAGGGGCTGCGACATCTTGCTATCTGCATTGGCCCACCCGCCCCACCATGCGAAAATATTTTTGAACTTTATCAACCCCATGGTTAAACAAGCGTCATGACCGCAAAACTAATCGACGGCAAAGCGATCGCCGCCAGTCTTCGCCAGCAGATCGCCCAACGTGTCGCCGAACGACATCGGCAAGGACTGCGCACCCCCGGCCTAGCCGTCATCCTGGTGGGAACAGACCCAGCCTCCCAAGTTTATGTGTCCCATAAGCGCAAGGACTGCGAGGAGGTGGGCTTTCACTCCCAAGCCTACGATCTTCCTGCCAGCACCGGCCAAGATGAACTCCTGTCCCTGATCGATCAGTTGAATGAAGATCCGGCAATAGACGGCATCTTGGTGCAACTACCGCTTCCGCAGCATCTTGACGCATCCTTATTGCTTGAGCGCATCCGCCCGGACAAAGACGTGGATGGGTTTCACCCCTACAACATTGGCCGCCTCGCCCAGCGCATGCCATTGCTGCGCCCCTGTACGCCCAAGGGCATCATGACACTGCTGCAGAGCACTGCCGTGGATCTACACGGGCTGAACGCCACAATTGTCGGCGCCTCCAACATCGTCGGCCGCCCGATGGCACTGGAACTACTATTGGCTGGCTGTACCGTGACCGTTACTCACCGTTTTACCCGCGACCTGGCCGAACATGTCGGCCGTGCCGACCTCCTAGTGGTCGCAGCGGGAAAGGTTGGCTTGGTCAAGGGAGAATGGATCAAGCCGGATGCTATCGTCATCGATGTCGGCATAAACCGCCTAGCCGACGGCAGACTGGTCGGCGATGTGGAATTTTCTGCCGCTGCCGAGCGAGCAGGATGGATTACCCCGGTTCCAGGTGGCGTCGGCCCCATGACCCGCGCGTGCCTTCTGGAAAACACGCTGTATGCGGCCGAACAACTGCATCCGTGA